GTAGTCCATCCCTCTGCTTTCGCCATTTCCATATCAATAATCGGACCAGTTACCTTTCTATCGCCTTTCATAGTCCAGCATTGACACGAAAATGGTTTTCCGGCTTTATCTGCCTTTTCATCAAACTGTAATTCCATGTCATACTTGCCACTTCCATTCACAGATGCGATAAGAAACTGTGCTGACCAGCTCGGTCTTCCCTGAATCACATATAAATTCTGCATAACCATCAACGGACTGGTCTGCAACCTATTGGCAATGTCAATGGCAACCAATGCATTTGCTTCGTTTCCCTGATAGTCCTTTGGTACAATGGTGCTGCAAGAAAGTGCTTTTGCCATCTGACCAGCCATTAACCAGTTATCAGAGCTACCCCAAATTCCTTTGCTAAGTTCCGTGTCATGCTTTACCGCTACCTTTGCTTCTTTCTTTTCCACAATCTCTGTTGCCATTAGTCTTCAACCGCCTTTCTCAAAATTTCAAATAATTCATCAAGTTCATGATTCTCAACATCCTTTTTACTATCCTGCTGTTCTTCTTTAGATTCTTTCTTATGCCGAGATTCTACCGTCTGCGACATTCCCAATGCAAAAAGCATTTGGAGCATATCATGATTCATCGGATCACCATTTGAAAATGCTTTAATGGCACCCTGCACAAAATGTACTAAGGAACTCACAAAGACATCACCATTGATAGCATTCTTGGACGACTTTACAAATGCAAAATTGCACTCTTTATCATCCAAAACCATTGCATTGACCATATCGCCTGTAAGAATCTGTTTTTCTTTTCCTGTTGTCTCAATCGTTACCTTTACAATACTTTTTACTCCTCACTTTCTACTCTCAATTCCTTGTCATCTGACACTTTTAATAAAATCATCTGTGTTTCCATACTCGGATAATTGAAATCATTGACCGCTTCGGCATTATCCACAAAAATCGGTGCATATACATCATGCATCTTTGAAAGCGTTCGGATAATATCCAGTCCCGATACAATCTTGTGGCCATTATTCAAATCTTTGTTGATTCCAACACCTTTATATGTACATTCACAGCATTCTACAATGGCACCATTCTCCTGCTTTTTAAACAGTTTCCAGTTTACTTCTTCAAACTTTTCATTGATCATCTTCTCAATGATCTGCATCTTAGCTTTCATGAACTGCTCCAGCATATAAAGCATCTTTTCCTCATCTGCTACACTTTGAGCAATCTCACGCATTTCTGTTTCCAATTCCTCGATACGTTCCTCTTTGGCACTGTTATCTGCTGATGCAATCTGCTTTTCCACAATGGCAAGTTCATCCATCAAACCATGCTTTTTGATCTTCAACTGCTGACGAAGTTCTGCACCGCTGTTCATCTTAGACAGATATTCTTCCTTTGATTCAATCTGTGCTTTCAAACTCTGATATTCTTTATCAGAAGAAATGTCTACTTTTTCCGGAAGCTCGTTGATCAGCTTTTCAATTTTTTCCTTTTCGACCGTTGCACTGTTAAGATTCTCCTGTTCCGCTTTTATACGTTCCTCTGCTTCTTTCACCTTATCCTGGCACAACACAATGGTACCTTTATACATTGTTCCTCTCTGCTTGATCTGTTCTAAAACTTCCTCATGTTCCTTTTCCCATTTTGCTTTCTTATCTGCTTTGCTCTTTTCAAAATCAGCTTTGATCTGCTCAATCTTCTCTTCCTGGAATGCACGTCCACATACCGGACAAATGATACTGTTTTCATCAAACTCTAAAGTATCAACATATGTCTTTGCACTTTCCTCTTTCCATTCATCAAATACCTGATCACGCTTTTTTTCATATGCTGACTGTGTTGCCTTTGTCTCCTTGATATCACGCTCTGCAAGAAGAATTTTTTGCTCGCAAGAAGAAATGTCTCTTTCCAAAGCAGCAAGATCTTCTTCATAACCTTTTTTCTTTGAAAGATTGCCCTCATTTGCTTTTCGTTCCATATCTGACAGCTTAAATTTCATATCCATCAGATCATCTGTCTCTTTCTGATACTGTTCGTATTGTGTTGTCATATCTTCTTCGGACTTTTCTACCACTGCAATCTGCTCTTTCAAACTGTTACGCTGTAACTCCAATTCTGCTACATCAATATCTGTCATTGACTTTTTGACTTCATCAATTCGTGCCGGTATCTCAACCTGCTTTTTCTTATACTCTGACAATACTTTCTTTGATTTAGCCTGTAAATCTTCCGGTGTATGCAATGATAAAGCAAGGTTTAATTCTGAAAATGTATCGGGATTGGATGCGATCACCATATCGTTATTCACTTCCGGCACCATCTTCAACAGCTCTGTACGCTGATCTTTCCATTTCATATTTACAAATGTGCTTGGATTCGTCAGCAATTGAAAAAGATCTTCGTCAATGATTTCTGACACAAAAGCTTTAAAATCCTTTTCTTTCTTAGGCACTCCGTCAATCTCATATGAATTGACATTTCCTTGCAATGTAGCTTCCAAGTTGCCACGTTTTTTTACCCAGTTCTGTTTCTGCACCTTTGTAATCTGGTACTCTCTTCCATCTACGTCCAGTAACAGATCCACTTTGATTTCTACATGATCAACCTTATTTCCTGCTGCATCCAATGGTCTGATACCAAAATCCGTGTTGCCCTTACTGTCCTTGTTAAAAAGACACCACATGAATGCATCAACGATTGTTGTCTTACCAGATGCATTCTGCCCTTTGATCTTAGTAATATGATCAAGTTCAAATGTCTGGTCTTTCGCATTCTTAAAATTTTCAATATGTAACTTTTTTAATGTAATTTTCACTTTGCAATCTCTCCTTTTCCGTGCTACAATGCACTTGTATGTGATATGGACTTTTATTGTCCTTTGTTTTTTGGGCTTGTAGATACCGTTAATATCTATGAGCCTATTTTTTATCTTCTGGATCATCAATTTGCAATATTGTCTTGATAATGCCGATAGTTCCATAATTGTCCGGATCTTTCGAAACTGTGTATCTTATCTGGTCAAGCATTGTTTCCTTGGCGATCAGATCCGTATAATCCACTAATGGAATCGTGATCTCCTTTCTTGTAATGTCAAACACCTCTTTGTCGCTTGAAACATTTCTTACATCCAACATGGCTTACTCCTCTCTTACTTCTACTACATGCCCATCTTCAATTACTACGCATTTTCCTAATGATTGCAGCTGTAAGCAATCCTCGATTGTAATTACTTCTAAGTTCATTGTTATTCTCCTTTCTATGCTGCTAAAAATTTATTGATAAAATACTGATGCCCCTTACCGGTCACCTTTGTAGTGCGGTTAATGCGAACAGATCCATCCGGGTTGTTGACGGTGCTTTCCTTGATATCAAAAAGCCCCATTTCCATCGACTTCTGCGTTGGCATGTTCCAATCAGACCCCTTTCGCTTGATCAGATAACCATTTTCACGCAGCCACTCGAACAATCTCTTCTGACCAATCTCAACGCCATTCTGTTTCAACAACTTTGCCATATCTCCGACAAGGATTGATGTGTGGCTTGCTGATACCGCATCGGCAAAAATTTCTTTTGGTTTCATGCGTTTGTTGTCTTCAAGCAGTCCGGCATTTGACTTCTTCAATTTCTCAATTTCCTTGTCTGCAAATTTCAACGCTCTAGCCATGACTTGTTCTGGTGTATTCCATGCCTTTTCAAGATCAATCAAATATTGCCGTACAGCTTTCCCCTCTGGTGTACGCTGAATCATACATATCTGCTTTGCCATGTCTATTGATATATCAGCATCTTTTGCAGGTCTTCCGCCCTTTTGTGATGTTTCGCTCAATTTTGAGCAAAAGTCTGCACCCTCTTCAAAACCATATTCACACATTCTTGGAAACCAATCTTTAAATGCTGTCTTAATATGTAATCTTTCGTGCAACTCTCTCGCTGATACTGTCTGAGTATCATTGTTTACTGTTAAAATTTCATTCACTCATTTTCACCTCTCAAAGTAATCCAATACCTGATCTGCTATGTCCTGCAATTCCTTGTACTCTTCAACAAGATCCATAGGATATACAAATGTTCTGCCACTTTCTCTGCGGTATTGATCTATTGCACCATCCACATCGTAATATCTACCGCATTCCTCCAGAATGATGTGATACAACTCTTTGAGTTCCATATCCCTGTTGCGTATGATGCACCATATTCTTGATTTGTTGCGATCGTACCAGGTTTTCTTTTTGGGAACTAAGCGTTGTAACCGTCCAATCTTCGGCTTTTCCTCTTCCTGCCTTTCAATCTTTTGCAATCTTTTATGCAGATCGTTCAGCTTCCAGTCAACAATTTCTTCTGGAGTCCACTGCGATAAGCTCTTTTTCTCCTGCTTCTGCTCTACCACTTTCTGCTGGCTGATTGCCTGCTCCATTTCGTGGAAACGCTCAATATACTTTACGGTGAACTCCGTCCCTTTAATTCCAGTCATCTTATGAGCAATGAACTCACAGCCTTTCTTGGTAATGTTGTAACTTTTTCGTTCTTCGCCTTTTCCATCCTTATATGATGTAGGCTGAAAATATTTAACCAATTCAAAATTGAGTTGGTTAAAATGCTTCTCATAAGATGCGATACTTCTCAACAAGTTATAGTGAGTTTTTCCAGTCATTTCTGCGACTTCCATAGAAGTGATGGTCGCAGTTTTCAAGTTATTCACGATTGCCCTCCTTTTTGTTCAATGTTTTGAACTCTTGTTGTAAAAAAATAATCTCCTATGTCACTATCAGGTATACCAAGGAGATCTGCTGCCTTACAAATTTCCTTTTGTTTCCATGGAACTTTACTATTCATCTTTAGCGACAATGTCCTTTCTGAAAGTCCCATAGCCAAAGAAAACACTGATTGTGAACCATATTTCTCCACTATTTTTCCACGCAATTTTCTGTAATCAAATGCCATGATTTGTTCTCCTTTCAAATCGTGTTCAATTATTTGAACCAAATTCATCATATCACTGAAAAATTACAATGTCAATACAAAAATTCAATTTTTTTAACTTTGTATGTTTTTTTTCTTGAACACTCATTGCAATTATGCTATATTTTAATAAGAAAGCGAGGTGGCTACGATGGAAAGAAAAAACACTTCTATGCGACTTAAAGAGATTATGGCTGAACGAAATTTGAAACAGATTGATATTATTAAATTGGCACAACCATATTCCGAAAAATACAATATCAAACTAAACAAATCTGATATCAGCCAATACATTTCTGGTAAATCAGAACCAGGTCAGGATAAATTATTTATACTCGGAATGGCATTAAATGTAAACGAATCTTGGCTAATGGGATTTGATGTACCAAAAGAAAGATACTCTATTCAAAAATCATCCTTCATTGAACAACAGAAAAATAAAGAAACAGCCTTGAATATATCAAGTATTTTTGCTGGCTCTTCCTCACTGCATTTAGATGACTTAACAAAAAAAGCCTTTATAAATTTTTATAACTCAGTAGCATCAGATGAGCCAAAGCGTTCATACAAATTATTAAATTATCTTCCAAAAATAAGCACATTAACCGATGAACAACAAAATATAATATATGGCATGATCGACAACATGGCTCCGCCACAACGCAATAATATTGATAACACTTTACTTGCAGCTCACGAGGATAACAATGCATCAGAAGATGATAAAAAATCTGATATTAAGTTACTTAAAGATTACAAGTCCAATAAAAAGGATAACTAAAATGATATAATGCATAAGGGGTGACATTATTGAACTACGAAGAACTAATGATAGAAGCCGATGCCAACGATGTAGAAGTAATCGAATTACCGCTCAAAGCACATAGCGGACTTATTCTCGATACAACCATAGCAATTCGTAAAGATATTCCAATAACAAAGAAAGCCTGCGTTCTTGCCGAGGAACTGGGACACTATCATACAACGGTCGGGGATATTCTGGATCAGACAGATGTTTCCAACCGAAAACAGGAACGAACTGCAAGACTTTGGGCATACAATAAGCAAATCGGACTTTCAGGATTAGTGAAATGTTTTGAGGAACGATGCCGAAATGAGTATGAAATGGCTGAATGTCTCGGTGTGACAGAAGAATTTTTTCGAGATACCTTAGAATGCTATCGTCAGAAATACGGTACTTATGTATCGTATGGCTATTATGACATATACTTCGAGCCAACACTTATGATACACAAAAAATCAAAAGAAGAAACACTATCAAAATAATTTCAACAAAAAATAACCATCCTGCTCCATAAAAAGCTGAATGGTTATTTTATAATTATAAACAATATTCTTTTACCAATCTCTCAATTTCTTTATTGCTTGGAATGTTATTATCTTCTTTTTTGTAATAAATGGTAAGTAAGTAGATTTCATGATCATTTTTTACAACATAGTAGATTAAGCGATATCCATTTGATTTTCCGACCTTTGTGTCCGAATTAGCAATACGAACCTTTATTGTCTCGCTTTCATCAAAAACTAATCCCGGAATAGTATCTCCTATAAGATCACCATTTTCCAGCTTTTCGACTATTTTGTCTACATCATCAAGTATCTGCTTATATTTCTTCTTTTTTAGATAATATTGTATATCGCTTTCAAACTGCTCTGTTGGTATAATCTCAAATTGCATTTATTTCTCCTCTGTCATTTCATCCTTCATGCGCTTTTTGAAATCAGACCAACTTCTCTTTGCCTTTTTCCCATCTCGCATTAACTTTACTTCTTTCAAAGACGTTTCTAAGTCGGCAAGAACATCATGTTTATTGTACTCAATGGTCGTAGTAATCATAATATCAGCCTCCTTTTCAGCTATTTCTTTGCTCATTACAATACCTCTCTGATCATCACAAAGTCCCATAACTTTTCACCCTATCCCTTGACTTTGGCGAGTTAGGATAGGGTAACACCATTCTAGGGGAGCTAAACCACACCTTGTGGGCAGTCGCTCTTTCTTTATGTACATAATAATCTCTTTCCAATAATATGTCAACAGTCTTGGTTACAGATTGGTTGTCACTTGGTTACTTTTTGGGTGCATAAGTAGATTAGATTAGTATAGTAGAGGTTAAGTATAGATAAGAATAGAATAATTAGAATAGTATAGGAAAATTCAAAGGGAAAATAATTAAAATTTTATTTATGTATATTGTATTTGATTTTTGCATATGCTATAATGCCAATAGGCAAAAAGATAAGATAATTTCAAAACAAACAACAAAACGAAAACCCCGAAGTGTACCGACTTTCGGGGTTTTCTATTCCTATTTTGGGTGTGGAAAGGCTTAATTCCACAGGCTGGTTACCGACTATTTGTCACCGTCCAACCATTTGATGATGTAGTGGCAAACTACACCAGCCATAACAGTAACAATAAAAGATAAGATAAAACTCAAAACAAACACCTCCCTTCCGTACCAGTCTAGGAGGCGGTAACAGATTTATTCTATCATATCTGCTCCCTTTATTCTACAAATTTCTTATTCACATATCCTACTTTTCCCTTATATCGTACTTTCGTATACCAGCTTTTTGTATACAATGCTCCAACAGTTGCTCCGTTTGGAATTCTCAAATAACTTCCGGTCAACTTTGATTCTGCCTTCCAGAGCAAAAGCCCTTTTTCGCGCTTCACTTTCTTTTTCCACGTTTTCTTGAACGCATCCGGAGTTCCGTACGCTGCTTTCAACTGTGAAGTCGTGCTTCCCCATTTTGTCAGGTAAAAATGCGGTGTGTCAACAATGGATGTCCAATCTCCACCCCAGCCAAGACCAATCTTTTTGGCAATCTTTGCTACCTTTTTGATTGTGGCTGTATCATACAGCAGTTTACTGTCATTGATCGCAATATCAAAAGCAATTCCCCACATATGCTGGCTGGAATAGGTACTGCCTTTGGCATTCGTTACAATCTTACCGGGTTTTGTCCTGCCTTTGGCATAAAGCGAATCCTGATACTCTTTACTTCTGAATCCCTCTGTAATGATCAAATAGATTCCTTTTTTCTCGCATTTCTTTAATAAAATACCGAGCCTGTAATCAAGCCACGGATGCAGCTTTGTTCTGTCAATTCGTACATCATGTTTTTTCTTCATAATCTGTTTCCTCGCTTTCCTTATTCATCCTCGCATCCTACTTCCGGAATACCGGCTACAGATGTCAAAATACTGATCACACCGGCTACAACTGCTGATGAAAAAGCAACTTTCCAGTCTACTGTTGCGATCGTACTGCCTACAGCGATCAATGATACCGCTGTCTGTGCCATCGTCTTTACTGCTCTGATACCGGCTTTCTTTGCCCATTCCCTCGTGCTTACACTTACTTTAAATACACAATTCTTAAACATAAAATCATCCTTTCTTTTCTAAATCCTCAATCCTATGATTTGCTACCTTGATATCTTCGGAATTTAACGCTACATGCTTTTCCAACTTATATACCCGGTCAATCACCTGGTTATGTACATCTTGCTTTTTCTCAAGCTGTTCTAACCGATACGCTACCAGTGCCGTTGATTTCTTATTTGCAAAATATGCACCGGACGCTGTTCCGATCATAGAAATAATTGCTATTACAAATTCCGCAATATACTGTTCCATCTCTTTCCTTTCCGCATAACAAAAAAGAAGCCATCAGACTATATATTGCCTTTCAAGCTTCTTTTTCTACTATACATTTCAAGCCACTACACTTCTTTCAATGCTTTTTTGACACCATCATACCATTTAGGATATTTATCTTTTACATCATCAAGTGTCATTTTTCCCTGACGGATCATGCTGCAAAAGAAATCAACCATTGGAACCACCTCCGATCATATTTAACATGTCAAGCATTGCACTTTCTAAAGCATCCAGTCTTTCCTCGTCGGTCGGTGCTGTAACTTCCTTTGCAATCTGCCCCTTAATTGTCTGCATTTTATCTGTATCTTCGCTTAACGACTTCGTTTCTGCATCATACAGATATGCTTTTAAGTGACGCACATCACTCACAGATGGCATCTTTTCCACTTCTACACACGTTCCCGTACTGCCTTCTGTATAATATCCGTTTTCATCAATATAAACTTTATACATGTTCTGCCCTCCTAAATCTTGTATAAACGACTTCCTCCAGAATGATCTGATCCAAAGGTAAATGTGTTCCCGCTAAAAGAACCGAATGTTGCATTACCGTTTCCACAGTACCATTTGTCACCTTCGTAATATACGAAATATATTACTGGACTAGATGCTGTACCTGACATAAGAAGATATTTGTATAATGGATTCAATGTCACACTAGTTGACTGACCGCCCCCTGTGGATGCTATAGAAGCTCCGGCAATTGCTTCTGCTACCACTTTATTTTGTGGTGGATTAGTGCTTTTATTACTCAATATATTGTCGATCAAGTTTCTTTTGAGATAGGTTTTCGCGAACTCATTTCCTTCAATATCATGAATCGCCCTATCGGCTGCCTCTGTTTTTTTCTGATAGGTATTTTCCATTTCATTTTGTAAATCATCTATCTTCTGTGTCAGATCTTTAAGATTCTGTTGATCACTTTCAATGATAAACATCCAATCATCTGTGTTCTCCGTACCTGTCGGCTCTACATTCGTGCTTTTCCGTGCTACATAGATCTTATTGTTGTTAGATACCATGTCTAACCTGTCATATATATTACCTGTTACATATAATCCTTTTGGTGTGATCGCTACTTTTCCTGCTACTGCCATATCATGAAACCCTCCATTCCAGTTCTCCGTTGTCATTTACTGTAAAATCATACGCTGAATTGTCCGTATAGATAAGATTTCCGTTTTCATCAACATCAAATTCTGCAAGTAAAAGCTTTTTATTGATTTCATTCAACGTACTTTCCTGATCGGAACACAATTTTTGTGCATCTTCACAATAGCTTTTTGCCAATGACTGATAATATTTGCTATTATCGTATTTTTCGCCATCTCTGATGCCACTCTCGCCTACGGCATAACTTTGAGACATTTTTGCATCAATCTCTGCATCGTTTGCGGATTGTGCTGCTGTATTTGCTGCCGCAACTGCTTTTGACTCTGCTGTAATGATCGTTGCTAAAATATCACTTGACAGCATTGCAGTCGTTATACTTCCATCTCGTATTGATGCACTGATCTGACCATCCTCTCCAACCATAAAGGCTATTGTATCTGTATTATCAAATTCAAACTGTGTGATCAAAGCAGAAAGATCAACGTATTGCACAGATCCATCTTCCAATGTGACAATAAGCTGTTGTTTTTTTGCATCATATGTAAAATTTACAGCCATCTTTTCAATCGCTGTATCCACCAGAATGCTTGTTCCATCGTACTTCGTTAATGTCATAACTCCGGTTTTGTCATCATATGCAAAATCCACAATCATATTTTTAATCTGACTGTAATCTACTTTTGATGTTTCCATTGACACCATTTTGGCAGAAATAGATACCATTTCATCATCAATCGTTTTGATGGCTTTATCCATTTTGTTCAAATTTGTCTTACCAAGCGGTGTGGTCAGACTTTCTGACTTGTTCAGCCAATTTATTCTTGTATAACAGCTTGCATAACTCATGATTCCTCTGCCCCCCAATCTTTACGATAAAGAACAACAAATACAACACCACCGGAATGCGTGGCACCTGATATATTGATAATCTTATATGTTACAAAATTATTGATGGTATCCAATTCCAAGCCATAACAGTTACAATATCCACCGGCAGATTGTAAAAACACAGCTACCGGTATCAGACCATCTTGCGAAACATCAGTCTGCCCAACAAGTGTCTGACCATTTTTAAGATCTTCGCTTGTTGTTTCCTCATAGACTTCTGCTGCAATAATTGCATTCTCTAAATTAGGAGCATAGAAATCAATATCGCTCTCCAAACGTCCTACTGGTTCAAAATCCTCACTGTCCTTGTAATGATTAAGAGTAATGTTTCCCTCTATACTGCTTGAAGTGGCATTTCCCATTCTGGTACTGATAATATCCTTTTGCAGCGTAATGCCATCTGCTTTGTAACTTCCGGAGTTTCCCTCTTTGAGATCTACATCAACAAGCTTACCTTCCCCATTATCTATCTGATATGTCTTTTTTTCATAATCTGAATGAGAAAAGCCCTCTCGATTTGCGATCAGATCACTGTATGTTGACTGATCTTTATAATGAAACACGATCTCATCATCCGAATCATACCTTGTCTCAATGTGAACGGATCCATTTGTAATATCAATCGAATTCTTTTCTGTTGTACCAGTCTGATCATCGTAATTCTGATCAGTGCTATCATTTACCACATTATCCCGATATTCATTCCCTGTTGCCACATATTCATCTTGCATTCCCTGTATACCGGACATTGTCCTTGATAAAACGATCGTAAAAATATCGTCCCTTTCTTTTTCTAATGCAATGCAATCACCAACATCCAGATATGGTAAGGCTTTCAATGTGATATCTGCCGGCTGATATGTAACATTACCATAAACGTCTCTTAGACTTTGATACATTCCATTCAATGCACGTTCATCCTGTCCGTAAAGAAAATAATTTTCTGCCATGATATACAGATTTTCAGTTGCCCCAAATGTTCTTGTTAATGTATTGCTTGAAAATCTGATACCACTAATATACTGACAAGAGTAGTCTTCATATGTCGCCTTAATAAATTCAGGATATTTTGTTTCTTCCCCATTTTGTCCTATATATTGAAAATAATCCTCCGGCCATAACATTTCATCCGGGTATAATGTTTCTTCTGGCCATAGTCCTCTATTTTTTAAGGTGATAATTTCAAACCT